ATCTGGATCCGGACCGGGGCGGCGATATCGCCCTCGTTGATGATGACCCTCGTCGATCCCTGGACTGCAAAGATGCACGGGAACGAGATCGGAAAGGTCGCCCCGCCGGTCAGCCCGGCGAGCGGCAGCGTGGTCGCGGTAGCGTCGTACCAGCACGGGTCCGGCGCCAGGAGATCCACAATGACCTCCTGCCAGACCCGGCCCTGCGCCTGCCGCCTGGAAGTGAACGAGGGCGAGCCGGAGAGGGCCACGCACCGGAGCGCATACTGCGACCCGTCCTCCTGCGTCCAGACCAGGGTGCCGAGCCCGTCCCGCGGGTTGAACGCGGCCGCGATCCGCCGGCGTTTCTGCTCGACCCCTGCCCGGTCGGTAGCGAGGATCAGGAACCGGATCATCAGTGTGCGGGGCGACAGCCGGACGGTCTGCAGAGTCGTGCCGTCCTGATACGCCCCTCGCCGAGTCTGGATCTCGTTGTCGGTTCCGCCGAACCCGTCGCTGGAGAGGTAGCGGAACATCGGCTCAGGGGCGGCCTGTGACGGGTCCGCGATCACCAGCGTGTCGCCGTTCGCGGCGTGCCAGGTCAGGTGCATCAGAGCACCACCTGCGTCCCGATGTTCCGGAGGGTGCGTTTCGTCTCGTTCATCATCGTGCCCGCGTCGGCGGCCGGGGAGTAGACGTTAAGGTTCTCGATGTGCACCCCCGCGGCCGCCGTCTGCCGCCGCACCTGTTCGGGGGTGAGCGGGGGTTCGCTTGATGGCGACGTTGCGGTGACGGCTGGCGAGGCCCCTGCCCCCCCTGCGACTGCGGCGGTTGACTGTGTCGCGGCCGCGAACGCAGGCGACGAGTAGGTAGGGACCTGGATCTGGATTTTCGGGATTTGCGGCAGGCCGCCGATCGGGTTGCCGTTCGCATCATACTCGACGTGATACGTCCGGGCGATCGCCGGGTTGTCGTTGACGAATTTGACGTACTCTGCCCAGTTCGCGGACTTGACATCCAGCGCTTCGTTCTCGATCTGAGACATCAGGTTCTCGTGCGCGATCTGTGCCTTTTCCCGTTCTGCGAGCGCAACCTCAAGTTTCTCAGTCTCCTCGTCGATCAGTTTCTTGATCTCCTCCAACCGCGCCTGAGCGCTCTCCACGCTCTCCCCGTTCAGGGCCTTCTCAACCTCTACTCTCTCCGTCTGCTTCGCCGAGGCGGCATCGAGCGCCTCCTGATACCGATCCTGCGCCTCGGCAACGTCAAGCACCGCCTCACGTTCGCGGAGGAGGAGGTCTTCGAGTTCCCGCTTTGCATCAGCGTCGCCTCCTGCGGCCTCCGCCCGCTTCTCCTTGATCTCTTCCCGGATATCGGCGAGGTCGCGCTCTGCCCGGATGCGCCGGATGTCTGCCCGCTCGACTTCCCGCTCGGCGTCCTCGATCTCCTTGTCGATCCCGAGCGCTTTGTCGATCGTTTCTTTCAGTTCGTTGTACTCTTTCTGCAGGTCGGAGACGGCCCGCTGATGTGCGGAGACGGCTTTCGACGCCTGCTCATATGCCGTCTTCGCCCCGTCCGCGAGGCGACGGGTCTGGAGTTCGGTCTCCCTGATGGCCTGCGCCGCCCGGTTCTCCGCGAGCCTCTGTTGCTCGGCAGCGATCGCGGCGTCCTTCTGCGCCTGCGTCATCTTACCGAGGGCGACCGTCCCGTCCTCGATCGCGTCGGTCGCATCCCTAAACTCCCGTGTCAGGTCGCCGGTCGCTAGCTTGTGCCAGCCGGTCGCCTGGGTAGCCTGCCGGGTCGCGAGTGTCCCGCGGTCGACGACGACGTTCTGCGCCTTGATTGCCTCGATGTTGGCGAGGATCTGCTGCTCCTGCTCTTTGAGCGTCTCGATCTCGTCCTCGATCGTCTCCGTGGATTTCTCGGAGAGGTCGCGCACCTCCCGGAGCGCGTCGGCATACTCGTTCGTCGCGTCCGTCGCGTCGTTTGTCGCGGCGATGAGTGGGAGCAGGACTGCACCGAGCGTAGTCACGCCGATGATGGCGAGCCCGATCGGGTTTGCGGCGATCGCGGCGCTGAACCCTCTCGTCGCGATGGTGGCGGCGATCGTCGAGGCTTGATACGTGCGGTAGAGGGAGATCAGTTGCCCGACCGAACCGGCGAGGGTGCCGAGCCCCCAGATGACCGGACCGGTTGCAGCGGCGAGGAGTCCGGTGGTGACGATGACGCGCTGGGTGCCTTCATCCAGGCTCGAGAGCCAGTTGGCAAGGCTCGTCGCACCCTCGATCGCGGGCATCAGCGCGTCGGCGATCAGGTCGCCGAATGTGATGTTGAGCGTCTCGATAGCGCCCTCCAGTTCGCGGAGGGATCCACCGACGCCGCCCTCCATCGTCTCGGCCATCCGCTGCGCGGCACCGTCGCAATCTTCCAGGGCGGCGGTATAGTCCCGGATACCGTCGCCTCCGGCCCGGAGCAGGGCGATCATGCCCGGCCCGGCCCGGTCGCCGAAGAGCGACATGGCGTCGGCGGTCGAGAGGCCGGCCGAGGAGAGCGTATCAAGGATCTCCGCGAGCGAGTGCACTTCTGGATTGACGTCCTCTGCTGTCAGCCCGTAGGTGGCGAGGATATCGGTGGCCTGTTTCGTCGGGGATAGGAGGGATGTCAACGCGCCCCGGAGCGCCGTGCCGGCCATCGTGCCCTGAATACCGGCGTTTGATAGCACCTGGATCGCGGCGGTCGTCTCCTCGATGGAGAGCCCCGCAGACGACGCCACCGGGCCGACATAAGCCATCGCGTGCCCGAGTTGTTCGACGGAAGTGTTGCTGCTCGATGCCGCCTCGGCGAGGACGTCGGAGACGTGGGCGAGGTCTGAAATCTCCAGGTTGAAACCCGAGAGGACGTTGGTCGCGATATCGGCCGCGGCCCCGAGATCCATCGCCCCGGCAGACGCGAGGCTGAGCATCTGTGGCGTGGCCTCAAGGATCTCGTTGGTGTCGAGCCCGGCCATACCGAGATACTGCATGGCGGCGGCGGACTCGGACGCGGACCAGGCGGTCGTAGCGCCGAGGTCGATCGCCTGTTGTCGGAGCCGGTCGAACTGATCCCCGGTGGCTCCGGTGACGGCGGCGACCTTCCGCATGGAGTCGTCGAAGTCGGCGGCGGTCTTGACCATCAGCCCTCCGGTGAGGGCGAGCGGGGCAGTTACCTTCAGCATGAGGTCAGAGCCGATGCTCGTCATCCGCGACCCGATAGATTTGAGGTCGCCCTCTAACCCTTCGGTGCGCCGCACTGCCTCGTCATAGGCCCGGGTCAGCCCCGCGACATCGCCGACGATCTCGACGACGAGTTTTCCTGCGCTGGTTTCACCGACCATCTATCCCCCTCCTAATCCGGGGGCCATACCGCTGCTCGATTCGTTCGACGTCCGGCTCGTCCCCACCCTCTGAGGGCGGGCTCACGCCGGTCTCCGGCGCTGTTACCCCCGGGAGGTCCCTCGAATACGCATCGAACATGATCACCTGTGCCCATGATAGGCGATCGAGGCAGTAGTCCGGCGTCCACCCGTAGACTCTACACAGATGAGCGATGATCCGGCCTGCCTCGATCACCGGTTTTTTTCGTCTCCCTCCTTGCCGTCGTCCTGTCCGTTCCCCCACCGCCGGAACGCCTGTGCAATGACGACCTGCGTCAGCCCCGCGAGCTGCGGCCGGGTGAGTTTTGTCTCCAGCCACTCGGCGGTGATCTTGGGGTTGGACTGCTGGCAGATGGCAGCGATCGCCGGGATCATCTCGTCGTCGGGGATCTTGTCCCACCCGCCGTGTTTCTGCGTCGCCTGCGCTAAGAGCAGTGTGCCGCGAGCCGGGACGATGGTGAGATCGATCTCCTCGATCTCGTCACCGTTCCCGATCCTGACGATCACCGTTTTCGGCGAGAGGGTGGTGAGATCGATAATCTCTACCATGTCACACCTCACGCCGCCGGGGTCTTCGGCGCCTGCATGTCCACGATTTCGAAGAGCTGCTCCCCTGCCGGTTTCGTAGAGTCTTCCACGCCGGTGAACTCCAGCGGGATCGCCGCCGCCGCGAGGTCCGCGTCCGGGGAGAACGCCTGTTCGAGTCCCTTCGTCACCTGTGCTTTGTATACGGTGACCTGATAGGTCTTCCCGGCGGCGTTGGTATTCGTCAGCCGCACGGAGACGTACCCGATATCCGTTTTTCCGCCGGTCTTGAACGTATCCTCTCCAGCAGCGCTCGTAACCGTGTCGAGCGCCCCCCGGAGCGCTGCGAGCCCCGTCAGGGTCGGCTCCATCCATTCACATGAGACGACGACGGTCTGTTCCTTGACCTTGCGGATCGGTGGCGTGTTGTCGGGCGCGATGGTTGCGATCTCGATCTGTTCTGTGAGCTTCACATTGCGCGCCGCCCCGAGCTCCACGTACACGGGTGTGGTCTCGTCGTACGGCGCAATCTCAACGTTGCACGATCCAAGCCGGATCGCGTCCTCGTTCTTAATTTCAGTCTGGAATTTTGCCATACTTATACCTCTAGATAGGTGACGAGCATGTCGACGGGGATCCAGTGGATCCCGGTCGTCTCGTCATAGTCGTCATGCTGTCCTGCGTATCGGACGTCCTCGATACGCGCCCCATCCCGCACGCCGCGGTAGCCGTGCAGGCAGCATCGCACCGCGTCGGCGAGGTCGGCCGCCTCGCGCCAGGACTCGGCCATGCAAGTATACTGCATCCGGGCCTGGACGATACCAGTCAAGCCGTCCTGGGGGCGGCTGATCATCTGGTAGACGATCGCCGGAAACGTCGGATCGCGGGGTAGCCGTCCCTGATAGGCGCGGGATCCGATGATCGCCGCGACGTCCGGGTCGGCGACGAGGATCGCGCGGAGGATGGACTCGATCTGCATCTAGCCTCGCCTCCGTATGGTATCCCCGATCGCGGCGCGGAACTCGTCCACGGCAGCGCCTCTGTTTTCATCGAGAGCGGGCCGGATGTGCGGCCGGGCGGCCTGATTGTAGACGCGGCCGAGTTTGTCCGCGCCGACGAACCCATACTCGAGTCGTCGGGCCTGCGGGGCGTCCGTCCCCACGACCACGGTGCACCGCTCGGCGGTCTTTTCAGCGGTCTCCATCTCAAACGATCGACGGTAGGTACCGGTCTTGTACGGGGTTCTGCCGCCTTCGGGGACGGTGATCCGCACCTGGTTGAGCACGGGGAGTGCCGCCGCCCGGGTTGCGGCCTCGAGCGCCGGGCCTTTGATGTCGTCGGCGAGTTTACTAAATGCCTTCGCGAGGTCGTCGCCACCCCGAACGACAATACCGGGATCGCTCATCGGAGCCACCCCCCGGATGCGAGCGCGGTGAAAAACGCGACAACCATTGAGACGATCGCCGCAAGCGCGCCGTCTCTCCCGGTCTGCGAGTCCTGTCGCGCCTTGATCTCGTTGATCCGCTCGTCCTGCGCCTGGTTGGCCTCCTTGATCTCCCGGAGCGTGTCTTTGATCCACCGGACATCTTGCCGTGTCTCGTAGACCATCTGCCGGAGCCCGTCGTCCGTCACCGCACCACCTCGCAGGAGAGTCGCGTCATCGTACTGAGCGGAGACTCGACGAGCAGGATGTCGTACGTCGTGCTACCGACGATCGCCCGGTCACTCTCGACGATATCGGCGTAGTGCCCCTGCAGGGCGATCGAGGTGTTGGCGACGACGTAGGTCTGGTTCGGGCGCTTGATCTCCCGGCCCTTGAGCGGCATGACGTTGCACGGTACATCGGTGTGCCGGTCCGTCCAGGTCTTGACCGCCTGCCCGTCGGCGTCCACGGTCTCCGTGAGATACTGGACGGTGCAGCGGTCAGGGAAATGGCTCTCCAGCGCCCCCATGAGCCGAGGGTCGACGATGCCCCGCATCAGATCAACCCCCATGAGTCGGGAGCGATGATCGAGCCCGGCCCGGGGATGATGTCGATATACTCATCATCCTCGGCCGCCTCGGCCGCTGCCCGGGACCGGAGGCTCTCGGCCTGCTGATGCAGCGCGTTGGCGACTGCCTGCCCGTTTGTTTTCAGGCCGTTGACTTCGACGTACTTGAGGATCAGGGCCTGTGATGCGGCGATCTGGTCGAGTGCGTCTGCGGCCGCATATCGGACGTTGCCGTTGTTGAGGTCGAGGAGGGCCTCGATCTCCTCATCGCTGAAAATCTCATGGTCAGGGTCGCGGTCGGTGGAGAGCTGTCGCACCAGGCCAATCGGCGTCCCGGGGATGTAAGTAAACGTCACGGTTTCGGCTCCTTGAGGCGCCGGGTCTTCGGCCGCTCGCCCAACGTCTTCATGAGGGCGATGATCTCATCGTTCTGCTGCACGATCCGGGCGAGGTAGGCGTCTGTCGCGGTTACCGGGTGCGGTAGGCTGTCCATGTCAGATCACCCGGAAAAAGGGGGTTAGGACGATCCCGCCCCGGTGGATCCCACGGTGAAGCGGTAATCTCCCTGCCGCCCACCGAACACTGCCCGGACCTTATACTGGATGCTGTCGGTGTCGAAATCGCCGTCAAATGCGCTTGCGGCGGTCCCGGAGAGCCCGATCGCGTTGGGGCTCTTCATGAAGATAGCCGGCGCTTCGTGCCCGCGAAGGTGCGCGACCTCGACGGCGGCCCGCCCCTCTGCCGGGTCGGCGAAGAGGTACCACTGCGTGGCCCCGTTTGCGGTTGATGCGATGATCGGCGCGTAGGGAAGAACCACCGGTTTGAGCCCGCCGGCCTTGATCCAGTTCGCGGTCTCGATCTCTTGTTCGGAGGACCCGCCCCCAGTCAACTTCGCCTTGATCGTGAGCGCGTTGACGATGTTGTTGGCGGTCACTTCGAGCGCCGGAGGCACTGCAAGGACGGTCGGCCGGTTGAGGATCGGCTCACCCCCTGCGTCGGTCATCTCACTCATCGCGGCAAAGCCCGCCTGCACTCCGGCGACGGAGAGCGGATCGGTGAGGAGGTTGCCGTGCGCCGAGGAGTAGAGCGTGCTGTCAGGGCCGTTAGGGCCGACGATCAGGCTGGTCGCAAACTTCTCCTCCGTCCGCGCGGCTGCCCGACCGAACCGCTTCGGGATGTCGGCAAACGCGCCCATTGCGTCGTTCTTGATCATCTCCCAGGAGAGCGGGATCCGCGTCCCGTATTTCTTGACGCGGAAGGTGGTCTTCGACTCGGTGAGGTGGGTCGCCGGGTATTCACTCTGCTGCCCGACCTCCGGGAGCGTGCCGTCGCCACCCGCGACCTCATAGCGAGCCGCGTCGCGGAAGTCCGGGACGGTGCTCACCATCGCCCAGTCGCGGTAGGATGTCGGCCAGGCCTTGTATGCGCCGACCATGACCTGCTCCAGCGCGACACCCATCAGGAGGGGGAAGTCGCTGGTACCCATCGCTTCGGCGAGCCGGTTGATCCCGACGTCGCCCCGGCTCGTGGCCTCTACGAGGTCCAGGGCGCGACAGACGCGGTTCATGAGGTCGGCTTTGTTTTCTGCACGGGCGAGTGCCCGACTGACCGGAGTTCCTGCCTCCACGAAGAACTGCTTGATCGACGCATCGGTCACATCGACGGTTTCGAATACCTTGTCTATTGTCATGTTCAGATCCCTCCCTTGAGGGCGACGGGAATCGTCGCGACGACCGCATCGGTCGCACCCGCGGCGATCGCTTTGAGCGCGACGCCGAACTCAGCGCCCGTGGTCGCGTTGGCGTCGATGATTGCGGGCGTCCCTCCCGACGGGGCGGTGTAGTACACTTTGTCCCCTACGCCGATCGCCTTATTCGCGGTTCCGTCGTGCCCGGTGACCTCGAGATTATATACCCCAGTCACCCGGACGGGGGCGTTGCCTGCCGCGTCACGGTCCTCCATCGCGATGCCTGCAATGGTTCCGACGACGACCGGATCGCCACTCTTAGTACCCTCCGGGACGGGGAGCGGGATCGCGTTGCCCGGATAGTAGACTTCGTTTTTTGCCATACTCAGAACCCTCCAAATGTTTTGATTCTCTCTGCAAACGCCTTCTCCGCCTCTTCGAGCGTCATCTCGGTCGGAGCGCCCGCGCCCATCCCGGAGACCTTACCGGCGCCGAGATTCGCGAGATACTCGGCCTCGCTCTTGATGGCGGCCTCGATCTTCGCGGCGTAGGCCGTCTCGTCGATCTTGCCGTCCTTGACGACCGGGTCCTTCGCGAGCGCCTCGGCAACCCGCGTCTTCGAGATCTCCGGTAGCGTTGACGCCTTGACCTTCGCCTCGACGAACATCCGCGCCTCGATGAGGAGTAGTGCCTCCTTGAGCCGGGCGTTCTCCGCCTTCGCCTCTTCGAGGGCCTTCTCGGTCTCGGCGAGTTTCTTCTCCTGCTGTGCCTGCGCCTCCTTGCGGGCGCTGTCGTTCTCGATCTCCATCCGGAGCGCCTCGATAATTTCGGGGTGTTCCTTGCGGAGCGATTCGAGCGTGAGTCTCGGTGTAGAGGTTGTTTCACCCATGCTGCTGTCTCCTGCTGTTTTTTGTTCATCTGTCGGTTCTTGGGGTCGGGCAGCCCGGAACGCCTCCGCGATCGCCCCGCCCCTGCCGGGCACGGTCACGAAATCGACCGAGCGGGCGGCGACGATCCGGGTGATGATGTCACCCTTCTTCCCCTCCGCCTCGCCCGGCTTGCTCTCGCCCCACACGTAGTGGGAGAGCCCGATGTACGGTCCCATCTCGGCGACGGCGTCGCGGTAGGGGGAAAACACCTTCGCCCGGGCATAGACTCCGGGGCCTTTTGGCCCGTGCTCGTCCCACCGAGCGTCCTCGGTCAGGACGCCGGCGAGGTCGCGGAGGTCGCGTTCCGGCCGGTCCTTTTCATCGGTTTTGCTCGGGTGGTTCCAAAACATCTGGGTCCCGGCCGCGTAGACTCTGGCGTTGACCGCCTGCTGCAGGACCTCGCGGGAGTAGTAGCCCGATGAGCCCCACCCAGGGTCGATGATCTTGATGGGGATCGTGCC